GTCATTTCCGGCCTAAGTCATGTTGAGCTCGCTGGTCCTGTTCAGGCCACTGGCGCTCAGGCGAACCTCTCTCGGGTCCTTCGAACTATCCGTCGGATATGGCCTCAGTGGGACACGGCCTTCCAGACGGCTCTCAATGCGTCCGCCAGCGATTCTGTACCTGCCGCCACTCCCATGCTGGTGTCATTCTGTGGAGACAAGACGCTGCCCAACAATCGCAATGACATTGTTGCCGCCCTCCTGGGCTCGTTTTCTTGCCAGCCCATTGATCCCAACAACCAGGAGGGATTTTCCATCGACTTCACCACGCAACGCACCGCCCCTTGGCCTGACCTCTTCGATTACAACCAGAACGCCGCCAACAGGGCCATTGGGGTCACCCCGCCAAGCACGATTTGGAAGCGCTTCCGTCTGGGCAAGAACTTTCGCGTCAAGGTGCCTTCGGATTGGGCCGCCCCAGTCATTCCCGACCATGTTGCTACTTCTGCCTCCGGCAACTCAGTTCCTGAGGAGCCCATTGGAGCCAACTTGGCGCAGCGGAAAGAGAATGCCACCACTGCAGTCCGACCCAATCCGTCCCATTGGGTCGCCATTCAACAGTCTCTGGAAGCTCGCCTTGCCCCTTATCGTGACCTGGCCTTACCTCCCGTCCCCTTGGTTGAGGAAGAGCTGTTGTACACTGCCGATCTTGGCCGAGCCGCCAGACTTGTGTCTGACCTCAAAGCACACCCCAGCGTTCTTGAAGCCTTCCAAAACCCGGCTGTGCTCCAGTCCCTCGACAACATTTTGGACCTTTTCAAACTGGAAGGGCGCTCCCGCACTGTGAAGATCCGGGCCTACTTCGGCGTCTGGGGTTGTGGCAAGACCACCGCCACCAAGGCTTACCTTCAAGGACTTGACCCCGACGTTCGCCGCCAGGCTCGAGTCATCTCTCACACCGAGTCTCTCCGAGCCCAAGCCAAGTCCGGGTTGGACTTTCCTGAACTTCGCGGTTTTAATTTCCCCACTTTGGCTTCCGCCATCACAGAACCCTGCTCCGGCCCTGTCATATTTGATGACGCCGGGAAGTTCTGGGGCGGGATGCTCGACCTGCTGATCTTGACCAACCCTATGCTCACAGAGGTGGTCGTCAACGGCGACCCTGCGCAGGGCATGGCTAAATTTCCGGTTGCTGGCACGCAGAGTGAGTATGATCTGTCACCTATCGCTTGCCTCGCGCCAATGGTCACTCGCTATGCCACAATCACTCACCGTGGATTCAAGATTCTCGCCGACACATTTGGTGTTCACACCACTAATCCTCTACCTGGTCACATCACTCATACAAATGAGCCTATGGCCGGGATCCCTGTGTGCACAGCCTCCCCGCGTTACGCTGGCGTCCTGGCAGCGGGCGGTCGTCAAGCCTACACTTATTCCTCCGTCCAGGGCGAGGACTTCAAAGAGGACATGGAAGTTGACATGACCGGCTTAGAGGGATCTGTAATGGACCGTTCAGCGTATGTCGCTTTGACGCGGTCCAGCACTGGCGTCTACGTTCACATGGACGCCATGGATCCCGATTCTCGCACCCGTTCATCTCCCACCGGAAGCGTTCTCATGAACGCCCTCATTTGCGCGGTCCGCTCTGGTGGAGCGGCAAGTCTCACCACTCCTTCGTCTCTGGTCAAGTCGGCGTTCTACCGGCATTTGGAATGGAGCATGCCTTCCCTCCCTTGGTTCTCTCGCATCGGAGCTGACGTTGCCGCCTCCGAGTATCAATCCGTCTTTCCCGCAGTCGACTTCCACTTACTGCAAGACTCCACTCCTGATGCCGGCCGAGTTGACGACCACATTGTTTCCGCAGGACCCCCGGTGGAGGAAATTTGCCGTGAGGTCCACTTTCATGCTAAGGAACATCGCGAGCTCCCGGGCGCCACGGGCGCCACCGACCAATTTAAGGAGACCGCCTTTGTCAACCCCCACGTTCACAAGCGGGCTGACACCACCACATATCTGCTCTCTGTCGCCAAGCGTTTGACCCCTCAGTCTGCCAATGCCAACGCCGAGCGCATGCTCCGGTGCCCGCGAAAGGATCTGTGTGACGAGTATGACCGGCTTGTGCCGCGACCTCCCATGTGGACCGCGTCCAAATTCGAGCAGTACTGTGAGCGCGCTGTCAACGAGTACGCTTCCAAGCGGAGTTATTCCGCAGTGATGTCCAAGCTCAAGGCCCATGATCCTTCACGCACTGCCAGTGACATCATCATTAGTCTTAAGAACCAGATCATCAAGAAAGATGAAAAGCGCAACAAGGTGGAAGCAATTCCCGGTCAACTAATCCACGAGTATGACATCATGCACACTCTTGCCGACGCTCCGTTCGCCTTGTTCTTGGAGGACGAGATCATTTCCTCCTTTCCTGACAATTTTCTCTTTTACAGGCGCATGAATCCCGACCAGTTCATTGCCGAGTATCAGAAGCGATGGCGCGTCAACAATGGCGTCCACACTTCAGACGTCACTCGTTGGGATGTCGGCTGCGACGGCGGTGTCCTGAACTTCGACGTCCACGTCATGCGCAGGTCTGGGTTTCCCGAGGACTACGTTCAGGCTTACATCGAGCGCCGGCTCAATTCTAGGAGCCGTCATGGCAACATGGCCACCATGCAGAACTCTGGCGACCGTTACACTTGGCCTCTCAACAGTGTTCGACGTGCCGTTGTTGCCTCCCTGATTAATCATGTCACGCCTGCCGACACTGTCGCCATCAACGGTGACGATGAAGCCATCGATCGGTATTGTGACTCCGACCACTTTCCCGACTCCCCTTGGGAGTTCAAGAATCTAAATGGTCCACGCGGCGAGTTCAGTGGCTTTGAGCTCGGCGGAGCCATCCCTGAATACTCGGCTCGCGGCATTCATTACCGCACAATGATTCTTGAAAGCCGCGACCCGTCCGCACAGAACAAATGGCTCAATTATCTTGGTCTGCTCCAGCACGCCAAGCACGACACTCCTGAGGCCATGGACGTCGCCCGATCAGCTAGCGTCCACATGGCTCCTGAGTTGTTCAAAACCTCTTTGCCTGTCGCCTTGCGCGGCATGTTCCCCACCTTCTTTGGCGGTCTGTCTTCTTAGCTTTCCTTTGCTTTTCTTTATTTCTCTCTTTCGTTCTCTTTATCGTCCTTTTTCC